ATCAAGTGTAACATTGAGCATCTCGGAATCCTTTGCTGAATCCTTAACATCGTTGTTAACTGTTACGTCAACAGACATTGGATCTTTATCCCAACTTGGCTCGCCTGTAGGATTGCCGCTTATACCGCCAAATCCAACTGTAGCCGCGCCTGGTCCACCAACTTCACCTGTAGCCTGATCAGATTCCTTCTTTGCTCTCTGTACAGATTTCCTAATAGGTTTATTAACAGGCTTGTGTGCTTCTTTACGAATATTTTGCGGCTTCTTTGATTCTTCAGCAAATTCCTCTTCAGGCTCTTCTTCAAATCCTTCGTCCTCAGTAGGTTCCGTCTCAATTTCTTCATCACTGATAGGTTCTTCATCAATAAACTCATCAGTTTCCATAGGCTCTTCTTCCATTTCTACTTCGGGTGCCTGAATAATTCCCTGAAGCAGAAATCCGTCTGTTGGCTCAGCCCTACAAATCGGACACGCATCGCCGTCACCGTATTCCTCATCAGCAAAGAACGACTCTCCGCAAACAGGGCAAGCATAAACCTTATCTCCAATATATTCATCAGAGAAAGCTGCCTCTCCTTCAGCAGTGCCTTCAATAGCGTCCTGAATATTATCAGCCCTTACCTCCAGATCATCTACATCTTTTTCGGGATCGGTTACAACAGAAATATTGTCAAGAACATCGTCCATAATTTCAATATCTTCCTCTTCGGTCTCTATCTTACGACGAGGAGTTGTACGTGTTTCAACAAGTTTCTTGCCCGTCTTATATCCCTTTGAGTTCTTCTTCTCAGTCAACAATGCATTGAAAATTGCCTGAGTGCCTAATGTATCTGCCATTGTAATTTCCTCCTGTTCGAATTTTACTATTCTAATATTGATCTGTAGTCTGTTACTTTATGTATAAATGCGTTTTATAATCTAAACTGCATTTACTTACATTTTAATCCATTGGAAATAATATATCTGCGTTTGTATCTAAAAAATTTCGTATATCAGCAAGTTCTGATTGAGCTTCACTAAGTAATACATCTCCGTCAAGTTCGTATGTAGCTGAAGAGCTGCGATATCTACTACGAATACGACCAAGTATTTCCTTTGTAAGACCTAAAGCTAATCTACGTAGTATATTTTGCCAAAAAGGTTCGAAAATGTCTTCCACCTTTTCGAGCTCTCTAGAATATGCTAAAGTAACTGTGGTAGGGCGTTGTGCTTGAGCATAAATATACAGCCTATTTTTTCTCTTATCGTAGTTAAAATCTAAATCTGTGGATATCATGCTCTTATTCTGCTGAATAAGCATTGCGTTGGCTATTCGCTGAACGTAATCGCTTTGTAGTGCCCAGTTTGTTTGATTAATGTAAAGATACATCGCGTCCTGCATTTGATTTAAACCCATTGAATTTGAGGTTCCGCGCATAATATAGTGTACAGTACCTACATTTTTTCCAGTTAAATCTATCATAGGATGAAATGGCAGTGTCATAAGATCAATATCTGTAATATAGTTACGCAATTCGTTAAAGGCCATTTCAACTATTTCAGGAAGTTGTTCTTCGCATTCAAGCTTTAGCACTGTGCCGCCGAGTTGAAGTCTAATCCACTTAACATAATCGTCTATTCTTAACCCCAAACGCTCAGTCGATGTATCTGGTAATACTCTATCCATCAGATAACACCTCCCACTTTGCTCGCTTAATCAGAATCTGAAGTTTCAATTTGAAAATTTTTGCGAGGTCGGCCCGCTTTCTTCTGCGATTCAACATTCTCAACCTTAATATTATCAATGTTAACGGTTATTTCGGGTTCATGTACTTCTATATCAGCCTCAACTTTAACATCATCTGAAGATTTTATAGTAATTTCTTGAATTATTTCTTTAGATTCTTCAGATTCTAATTCCACTTCTTTTATTGAAATACGTAATCCCGCTAATTTTAATGCCGCAATAAACGTATCTTTTTCTTCTGTATATTCACATAACGTTATTGTTTGTTTTGGCTGTACAGTAATACCACCAGCGGGAATAGCTTTAGTTTTAACATTTGTAACAATAATACTTAGCATAATTACCTCCTTGTGTATTAATAAAATATAGTTATGGAGCGGTAAGATGGAGGGAACCCGTTACCGCTCCATCTCCTAACTATATTAAATCTTAGGGTGTTATACGAGGATTATATATATTGCCAATCCTTACCTTCAACTTCTACGCCGTTAATTTCAACAACAACCTCGTCCTTAATAGCAAGAGAAGCAAAGTATGCGACTTCAGCCGCTGTTTTAGCTTCAAAGGTAAGTGAATCACCCGCGCAGAGAAGAATCTTCTGCTGAGTCCAGAAGAACTGTACCCAACGATCATTCTGTGTAACAGCCTGTTTAGAAACAACAAGTACGTTGTCTCCGACAACTTCAGTAACCGTTGGATCGGATGTAGGAACGTTCTGAGCATCCAGAATGAAGTTGCCATTCTTATCAAGCAAATACTCGAAAATCGTGAACCCATTAGATTTAGCGTCCGCCAGCGTCATAACTTTACGACCGCCATTGCTTATACGAGCGCCTGTAAGTGCTTTTGGCAGCACTTTGCCTTCGGGGCTAAGTACATTAGTGATCGTAACCGCAACAGGCGTAGTGAAATCTAAACTTGCCATAATATAAACTCTCCTTTTTTAAATTAAAAATTAATTTGTAGCTTCATATACATTATATTTAACTTAGGGCTCCTCATTAATTTCATATATTAAGAAGCCCTAAATTTTACAACAATACTTAAGCGGTTATGCTACCCCTAATGTAAAGCTTATCATTAATATAAGCAGTACCATAAGATGTAGCCCATCCACGCTCACCACGGAAATCCGCTGACATTATCAAATCGGTTGAGGCTACAGGCATGTAAGGACAATAAAACGCTCCGGACTTTGTATTATCCCCACCCTTGAATCCCATTACATATTCATGAGGATCATAAATTGGATTCACGAATACGTTAATGCCATCAGCTGTTGTACCAATCTTGTGCGGGCCTGCTACGTCGTTTGTTCCCGTAGCGTTAAATCCCACCTGCGTGCGGAAAATAACAGCCGCCTGTGTTCCCGCGATAGCAAAGTTCGCACCAAACTTCTCAGTTGCTTGGAAAATTGTAGCAGCGTTTTCAGCGAGAGTTATAGCAAAACCATTATAATGTTCCCATCTGCTTACTCCAATGTCGGGGGTTTTGCTCCATGTAGGAATAGCAGCAACATTTGCGAAGTCACGTAACCCGAGACAGATTTCATTATCGATCTCGTGCGCGAGTTCGGATGTTATCTGGTTTGCAAGAATTGTTTCAATCAATTATGTTACGAACAAGTCGTTTCCACTTATTCTCTCTACTGTTTCAGTAGATGTTCAGACTATATCATGAATTCAAGTTCTGTTACCGAACTTAAAAACTGCGCCATTTCGAACTCACTTGAGTTCTACTCTACTAACTACATTACACCGTATTTCTCAAGTGCTGTAGACTTTCGATAGTCGTTGAACTTATATACTAACTTTTTTCTTCGGAAGATCGCCCCATATAAATCCAAAAATACTGTATTCTTCAAATGCTTCAGGTCTAATCCTTTTACTAATGATTCCATTATTTATTGCTCTTAGACCTAAATTAGATTTGCCAACACCTTTTGCTTTTAATGTTTCAGATGTCTTTTTGCGACTTTCTTCTGAATGTGTTTTGCCAGCAAAGTGATTATGCTTGACAGTTTTATGAGTTGCTATCATTTTTTGTCTTTGTTCTTTAGATATGGGATTATGATTTCCATAGTTAGGATTATTCTTACCTTTCCATCTACTACTTCCCTCATGTGTTTTAGAGATTTTAGCTCTAAACTCTTGCTTTTCAGCTTCACTATATCCTGCTAGAGTATTTCCGCCTTGACCGCCTTTTGCTATATTATAGTAGTTATCATCGTCAACGGCATTGTAAAATGTTATCCAATAATCTTCTCTAGCATTTAATTCGTTTTTGCTGTTGCAAGCTTCAACTAGTTCTACTTTAAAATGTAACTTCCCATACTCTTTTTTATGTTTCTTGATAGCCCGCTCTATAATCGTTCCTGAACCTAAATAACTTTCACCTAAAAATGTTGGGGATGTTTTCTTTCCTATATACCTCTTGTTATTTATTAGGTTAGTAGTTAAATAGATATAACCGTACATTGTTTCACCTCTGACAAAACTTATTGTAATTATTATAGTATATAAGCTGCTGATTGTCCAATTCCAATAACTTTTCAAGCATTCACGTTTATTCTTTCGAATTACGTTGTAGCGTATTGGACTCTAAGGATTTTCCAGCAATTAAGCGCATTTATCCAGGACGTTGAAATGTTCATCCTGTCCATACTCCTTGGATAATTCATAAGCAGCGTCAAAAGCCCAATACGCCCGCATTGTGCGCGTTTCAGCTTCTACCGGAATGGATTCGATCTTAAGTTCAGCCTCGGGATGATTTGAGAATCCAGCCCTTTCGGGTCCATTTCCTCTTACCGAGGTATTGTCGAACCTGTAATTGAGAACCACATCATCGGCTGCAGCTGAACCGGCAATCGCTAGATTCAAAACACCTGAAGGAGTAATAACACCTGTGGTACCATCACTAAATGTAATATTACCAAAGTTGTCAGAAACACCAATTACAGAACCTATAGCAATTGAGAAGGTACCAACTTTGACCGGCGCCCAATCGAGCTCAATGCTTGCGGGAACGGTTTCGCCTGCTTTAAGAATAACTTCATCTTTAACAAGCGCACTAGTATAAAAGGTATCGGAAGGACCCATATTAAGGGAGTTGAAAGTATCGCCTGCCTTGGTCTTACCTTTACCTCTGCCATAATTAAAATTAAAAACGTTGATCATGCCCGATTTATTATCAAGCGGTTGTACTGCTACGATGTCAAATGCGATTAAGTTGGGGATCACGGCGGTTATAAGGTCTACCGCATATTTTTTATACTGTCCAATGTTTCCAGGGTTTGTTGCTTCACGATATGCAAGCCTGTTAGCCGTGTTTTCAAGCGAATGAACAAGAACTTGCTTCATTTCAGCTGTCATCGCAGCCTTTTTCACCGACTCTACAATCTTAATAGCCTTGTCCCACTTGCGGATCAAAACTTTTGTGTCTAAACTTGCCATAATATAAACTCTCCTTTTTTAAATTAAAAATTTGTTCCTTTAAGCGCTCTTGCTACAAATGAGCTGCTCTCAGTATTAACTGCGTTATTTCTATGTTCAAGTACAATACCCGTCATGGCAGGCATATTTATAGGTAGTAAATCAAATCTTCGCTGCTTATCAGCTAATTCTGTTACAACCTTATCTATATCTGACTGAGTATAGTTTTTTGGCAATGCGTTTATTACTGCCTCATATTTTAGATTAGATGATGCGCACACCATTTTCAGATAAGTATTGAGTAATTGAGACGTTTTAGTTGTTACCTCGTTAAGTTTTAACCTATATTTTTCTTCACGAGATTGTGCGTTAGTTTTTGTTTGCTTTAGCGTGTTGTCAAGCGATTCTAACTGAACAGTCAGTTGTTTAATTTCTGCGTCTTTTTCATCAACAACTGTTTTTGATTCTGTCAACCGTTGAGAATTTGAAAGCTTAGAATCATTTAATTTTGACTCCAGTAATTTAATTTGACTTTCAGCTTCGTCAGCGCGTACTTTCGCCGCCCTAAGTTGAGATTCAAACTTATTAGAACTTGTCTT